CCAACCCCAATCCTTTACAATTGATAGAACCTCTTGACATTCTTTACAGATTTGTGTATAATTTCAACACGGTGCTGACCAACAGGCAGATGGAAATACAAAAGTGGATTTTGTTAAGAAACCTGTTGGCACAAGAACCGTTGTTTACGGAAAACAAGCAGGCGCAGTGGTATTTGTTGCGACAGATACTTACTGCCTTTGACGTAGACTACAGGCTGATTATCGGGGAGAAGCCTGTAGCAGAACAGTCCCCGATTGACATACAAAGCATACTAGAAACACTAAGAGGGGGAATGAGTAATGCTGGAGAAGTTTAAAAGCCTACTCGGAATGGGTGGGGAAGAGAAAGAGGAAGAAACAGAAGAAAAAGAAACGCAGGACAATAAAGACGGTGTAGAAGGCAAAACCTATGAGGATATTTTTGCCGAACTGGTAGCGAAAGTTGATGAGGAAACCAAAGCAGAAGAGGAACGCTACAAAGAACGCACAAAAAAGTTTATGGAAGCCTCTGCACCAGAGGTTGAAGTCAAAGAGGAAGCAACGCCTGAGTTGGAACTAGACGAAAACGCGACGGTGAAAGATTTGCTTAATGTTGTTTTGAAGGAAGTAGACCGTCGCATTCGTGATGCGCTTTCCAGTATTCCGCAGGCGGGAGTGGTGGAAAGCATTATACGTGAAAATCCACAATTAAAAACAGTCCAAGACGACGCCATGAAGATTGTGGATAAGCTACCTGCAGAGTTGCGGAGACGCGAAACGGTAGAGATGCTGATGTGGGCACTCAAGGGCATGAAGGCAGAGGTAGAGAAACGTAGCGTCCTTAACGAAGTGATGGAAAGCCTCGTTGGCGAACGTCGACGCGAAAGCAATTTTGTGCCTTTGCCTTACTCATCGGCAGAAATTGAAACAATGGCAGAGAAGCTAAAATTAGACCCTAACAGTCTAAAGAAGCGACTGGTGCAGGAGTTTGCTAAAGGGGGAATGAGGAATGAAGAAGACTAGTAATGAAAACAAAACCGAAGCGACCTTTCAAGAAGACGCAAACGTTGCTGTGGAAAGCACCAAAGCCGATGGTGTGTCGACTGAAACGTCATCAGTTGTGGTAAACGAACTAACGATATTTGATTATGTAGGAGTAAGTCCGCTTAACCCCAAGCACAGTGACGATAACTGGAGTTATTATTGGGCGTCGCGGGGTGATGAAGCCAACATAAATCATTTGAAGATGCGTGGGTTTGATTTTGTTCGTGTTGGCAACGAACGGGAAATCCCCACTTGGGGTGGAGAAAGAAAAGAAGACGGAACCGTAGTTTATGGCGATTTGATTTTGATGAAGCGTCCTAAAGAAATCTCGGAAAGAGAACTTGAAGCAAAACGGCGTCATTACAAGCGTTTAGCCAATCAAAAAGTAGAAGAAGCAGAAGAGGAAATGAAAAGAGAGGGTGCGGAATACCAACCGAACCGACGCACTTTCTTCTTTGCGGAAAATCCGTTATCAAAATAATGGTGGTTTGGGGGTGAAAAGCAATGGCTGAGTTTTCTGTTCCCGTTTACCCAGCAGATTATTCGGAAGTTAGAAAGTATCCGTTTGGTGGAACCCTACCCGAAGCCCTTTGGGGGCATGGCATTCTTGTCAGATTAGATACCACCAACGGTGTTGTTACGCCTATTTTTGGAACAGGTAGCAGCAGACCAGACGGAAACGTTCTTAACACTGCTGGGGACACTTTGCTTGGTGTAACGGTAGGTAGCAACCAAGAGTTAACAGACCCAGTTGTTTCCAGTCGAATGGACTATGCTGGACAAACGCCTGTAAGACGTGTGTCGGTGGCGATTTGCACCCCGCACAGGGAACTTATCGTTGTGCCTATTTTTGCTACCACTAGTGGTGGCAATGTTGCTGGAGACCCAGATTATTCAATTGCCGTTCCGTCTAACATTGGAAAAGCTGTTGGGCTTCGTTACCAAAACTTTTCAATTACGGTGGGTGGCACTAGGTATTGGCTTTATGCGGGGGCGATTATAACCAACACAAACCCCGATGGTTACATTGTTGGCATTACACAAGATAGACGTTTGATTGTGCGTATCGTTCGCAACAGATGGATTGAATTAGCTTAGTAAGGGGGTGATAATATGCCATTTCCGTCAATTGAAGATGTAGCCCCCCGTGTAGTGAAAGGGAAAAGCAGGGTTGTTTACCTTAATGACTTTACACCGATTACTGGTGTGCCCAAACACAGGGGTTGTTTCGTTCGGTGGAGAGTAAGAAGCGGTGGCGAACCAGCGTTGGATACCATACGCTTGGCACACAACACTGGGTGGAACCACACTGAAACTGTTTCTCAAGAGGAAACCTACAACAACCGACCGTTTGGGATTATAGACAGCTATCCTGAGAAGATAAACGACATAGATGGCGGTGGCGTTTACGGGAAGCTTACTGTTTATGAGTTGGGCAGCAGAGTTCCTGTTTTGGTAGCATTCAGGTTTCGCAACAGTAGCGGTAATATTGCAGACCCCCAGATAACCCTTATCGGGAGAAGGGTTTGGATTTATGGTTTTAATGTAAACATAGACGGAACAGTCTATACTGTTCCTGTAGTGTCTGATAGTAGTGTTACAGATATGCCGTCTTTTCCCGTAAGGGACATTATCAGACCCTTACCGATTGTGAGGAACATGATAAACCCACCGCGTGATTACGGTTGGGTGGTGGTTGCTTTTGGCAACAGGTCTCAGAACCCCTTCTTTATTGATGGTGCTATACCACCGTCATCAAGCTATTAAGGTTATGGAAGCTGGATGGTTTTTTGCAACCACAAACTGGAACGAACACGAGGACATAAGGGGGTTACCAGTCCATCCAAGCGACCTGAGTGCTGGGCTGGTAATCCCCCAATACGAACCTGTTGCTGTTAGGGATGGATATATCCGTCCTTTATATACAGACCCAAACTATACAGGGATAGTGCTTTCTCAAGCTTCTAATCCAACGAATAGAAAAGTTGCTGGTTTTCTTATTGACAGCCCTTATGATGACGATGGAAACTTGAAAACGGAACGAAAAATATGTATAATTAGAGACGGAAGGGTGTTACTTCCTGCTTTTTTAGCACCAGTAGAATTAGAGTGGATGGCAAAAGGAAGAAATTGGTATTTTTTGCTTTATCGTGATACAGTGCGGGGCGAAAAACGCGTGGCAGCCCACATTTCCATAACCGACGACCCTGCAGCTATGTTGTATCAATATCATATTAGGGCTGGGGTGTGTCGTATAACAAAGTTTCGGCTTTTTTACGTTGGTGGCAATTACCGATGGATACATCAAGCAGCTTGTTATTTTTATCCGCCATTGGTATTTTCTTGGGAGGGGGTCTAACGTGGCAAAGAAACCGCCTTTAGGAACAGGTGAAAGGTTTAAACAGCTTACAGCAACGCTTAAGCGTCGGGGTGTAAAAGACCCTGAAGCTTTGGCAGCGTGGATTGGCAGAAAGAAGTATGGTAAAAAGCGTTTTGAAGAGTTAGCCCAAAAAGGGCGAAAACGTTAAAGTTGGGGGTGAAGTCATATGATAACAAGCGGACAGCTTAACCTATTACGAGTAGGGCTAACTGAAATCCTAATGCGGGAGTTTCAGAAGCCCAACATTTATGGAAAGATTTACGAAGTTGATAGTTCGAGTAAGGAATATGAGGAATACCAGCATGTTGTAGGGCTTCCTACGCTTCCTGAATGGGATGCAGACGGTGCAGAACTGCCGTTCATGAGTGCCACAAACGGATACAAGGTTCTATTTACGCATAAGGATTACGGTTATGCGTGGGCAATTTCCAAGCGACTGATGCGGGGCGACCAGTATCAAGTCGTTTCTGGTCGGTTGACGCGAACGGCGGTCAGGGCTGCGCAGCACACCATTGAACTTCTGACCTCTGCTTTTATTGCTACCAACCCGACTTGGGTGGATGGAAAGCCTTTGTTTTCTACCGACCATCCGTTTGAAGGCGGAGTGTATTCCAACAGAATTAATACAGCATTAACAGCAACAGCTTTAGAAGCGGGTCTTAACCGTTTTCGAAGGGCGGTAGACTGGAGAGGCAATCCAATTATTGTCGAACCTGCGGTGCTAATGGTTCCCCCCGAATTGGAAGTTACGGCGAAGGTGTTGGTGAACAGTATGGCGTATCCCACGAAGGTTAATGCGGGACAAAACGAGTTTGCAGCCAACGCGGGAACTTTTAACCCGTTCAAAGGCACACTGGATGTTGTTGTCAATCCTTACTTAATCGACACTAATGACTGGTTCCTTTTTGCCGAACCAAGTGAAGGTTCCTTGAAGTTTTTCTGGAGACAAAAGCCTGAAATCGTAACAGAACGCGACTTCCGCACACAGGGAATTATGAACGCAATTACGATGGCGTTCAGCTTTGGTGCGGTAGACATTATTGGTATGGTTGCTTCTATAGTTTAAAAGGGGGAAGCGAAGATGATAGAAATACTTTCGCAATGGCATTTTGAGGGGGTTTGTATTTTGGCGGGGGCAATAGGTGGTTTCATCAAAGCCATCGCTTCAGCCGAATACTTTGCTTTGCCTTTGTTTTCTGAACGAAAGATATTCTTTGCGTCTCTCAAATCGGTTCTTGTGGGTGCATTCATTGGGTTTGTAGTTGACACACACCCAGTTTTCTCTGCGCTAATGGGTTACAGTGGAATGGATGTCTTAGAGATGCTGGAAAAGAAACTACATAAGCGTTTGGAGACGGCTACGAAGGACGGTGATGAAAGTGCTTGAAAAGCTTTTCAAGCGTCAGCTACGCAAATGGCTTGAAGAGAGGGCACTACGGCTTCCTGTTTCTCAGCGAAAGAAGATTGCTGAAACCCTTCGTGTGAATGAGGAAGTGATTGAAGCCGTAGAGGAAGCGATTAGAATTGAAATCGTTCGTTATTTAGGTTTGTAGATTTTTAGAGTTTTCGGAAGGTTCCCCCAAACGGGGAACTTTTTTGTTAAAAGATGCGTCTAAGTAAACGAGAAACCAAAAGAGAGGAAACGGAAATGGAAAAGCGTTTCGTTCTTAAAATCCACATCAACAGGGAACTAACAAATGAGGCGAAGGCGTTTTCCGTTACTGCTGAGGAAGGCGTTTTTGAGGAAAACGAGAGGCGTGTTCCTTTGGTATACGTTTTTTACTGTGACAGCGAAGAAGAAGCGAAGGCGTTAAGGGACAAAATCCTTTTGCGTTATCCCGATGCCGTAGAAGAAATCAGAGAGGAAATAAGGGAAAAATGGGGTGGACACAATGGAAGCCTTTTGTGATGTTTGCAAACGCAACGTAAGAAGCGCAGAGGAACGGGTGGTAGCTGGTGTAAAGATGAAGCTTTGTCCGTATCACGTCCGCAGGTTCTTTGCTTTCCATCCGTTTATCTACATTGACGGTGACATCACCGCAGAGGATGTAGGCGAACTAAACGAAGGCGTGGTGCTTGTTCATTGTCAGTCCACACCTTTTGATGACGATTTTGCGGAAGAATACATGGCGATGCTAAGTGTTTTACGCCATGCCTCTAATGCCATTTATGGTGGCGGAATTGAAAGGCGGGGAATGTTGTATATTGTGCTTAATTCCCCTTTAACCGCTTCGGCATGGCACAGCATACCGCCTGACATGATGCGGAACTTTATACGACCTGCGGT